GCGGCTTTTAGATTGACATTTCCTAGATATTGTTTTGTTGTCATTGTTTGTTTAGAAGTTTTTGTAACTCTGCGGTGCTACCCACAAAGAGTGCATTTTGAATTTGTGTTCCACTTTTTTCTTCTTTGTCACCTTTAAGGTCTTTTGATTTCTTTGCAAGATCAAGCAAGTCTTTGTTTGTTTCAGCAAGCGTTTTAATCAGTTGCCCTACAACCTCATAGGTTCGTGCTGATTCACCTTCTTTGGCAAGAAAGAGAATATTCTCCATAGCATCTTTGCCATTCTCAATTAATCCTTTGAGATTGTTTCGTGCATACTCATAGTCATCAGTAGTGTCTACGATGATCGTATCTTTTTTAGTTACAGTTGTAACTGGTTTTGATACAACCTCGGTTGGTGTAACATCAAGCACATCGTTAATTTTTTCGTCTATTGTTTTTTTCATGATATTGTATTTGCTACTTCAAAGTTAGAGTTGCCAGTAAATGTTTGAGTTGTATCTGCAACATCGCTATCATACTCAAATAACGAAACTTCTGCATTGGTAATATATTTGGTCTTAGTAATTGGTCCAAATAGATATCCTTTGATAATGAAATCAAGGTCCCAAGTCAATACTCGGTTACTATCAAAGTCGCCTTCATATGAATCATCAGATGAAATTGAACTAATCTCAATTGGTATATCAAGATTAATATTCATTGCAGGCAATGCTTTCATAGTCACCGTAAAATCTGGTGTAAAGAATGGAACAATTCTTTCTAAAATTTGTGTTCCGTCTTCAGAATTTCTTGTCATGATTGAAAGTGTAAAATTTAAATCATATGGTACTGGTGCATAGACTGAAGAAAACTCATTTAGACTTGAATTAAATCCGTTTTTGTATTTCAATGTACTATTCAATTTGCGAACTGGTGCGTATGTCATAGAAGTCATAGAGAAAGCCAAGCGAGGCAAAATTGTTGAGATGCTCTTCAATCCTGTCGGATCGGTTAATGCTCTCTCAATAAATCTTTGTTTAGGACCATACGCAATTGGTACAGAAACAGTCTGTATCTTTGTGCCAGAATCATTAAAGCGATCAATTTGAACCTCGTTAAAGAGATTGCCAAACATGATCACATAGCGTCTAAGTGTGCCGTGATAAAAATCGTGCCCGAACATTGCCATTAGAATACCCTCACTTCAGAGAATGGATTCTTTTCAGAGAAATCAAGAATGTCATCATCATTGATTTGATTCTGAATGAATTCGTTTTGTGCGCCGGTGTCAATGTCTTGAACATTTTCACCCTCTTGCATAATGTATCCGCCATCTTCAGCAAGAACTTGATCTTCATCTTCAAGCAACATCTTAGGTAAATTGTCTGAAGCAAGACTAAATTCTGTTTCAAAGCCATCAATTGTTTCGATACCAGTATCAATTTTATCACTGGTGTATTCGTACTTAGCACAACGCAATTCGTAAGTATAAAGTTTACCAAGTTGAAAGAGTGTTTCGATAACTTCGACAAACTTAATTTCAAATAAGTCATTGGTAAATGGAAACCAAAGTAGATCGCCTTCAAGTGGGCGAATGTAAGTTGAATAATCAAATCCACCTTCTTGCACAATGCCATCGCCATCTTGAAGTAATAAATTGTAACCATACTCTGTCATGAGTTTTGGTTGTAAAATCTGAGAAAATCTTTTCTTTGCTATGCTAAAAGTTAATTGCTCATCAATCTGCAAACCAAACTTTGAAATAAAGTCATTCTGCCCAAGATAACCATCATAGGTCTTAAGATAAACTTCAAGTTCAAGTGCATCATCAAAAAATAAACTGGTGTCTTCTTTGTAAAGAAGATCAAGATTTACATGAGTTCTAGGAAGATAGTAAGCATCAATACCATAAATTTTTATAGATTCGATGATAAGGTCTTCAAGAACATTCTGCTCTGATGCAGTAGTATACTGATTGAAATAACGATTACGCATTTTTAGCCGATCATATCTGAAACTGGCAGAGAGTATGAAACAATCAACTCTTGATCTAGTTTGTCGATTTCCTCTTGTGCTTCGTTATAAATTGTTTGCCCATTGAAGGTTAGCCCACCTGGCATTTGTAGCCCTTCGTATTTTTTAAGATTGATTCCCCATTGCTTTTTAATGAGTGCAGTAGCGTATTTCTTTAGCCAACGATCATTCCATACATCTGAGTATGTTTCTGGATCAAGAGCCCGATAGCCTTCTACGATAATAAATTCATCTTTAACAACCTTCTCTCCCCATGCCATATCAATGTAAAGTTTATTGATGTGACGATTAAAGCGTAGTGGTTGACGCCCAACAAACATTTCTTCAGCCATTGCAATGTTTTGAAGTGCCATGTAGTATGGTGCAAATGGTCCATAGTTGAATGCAAAGAGATCATTCAATGCCATCTGATAACGAATGTTAAAAAGATTGTTAGTAGAGTAAGAGTTGCCAACATCGAAAATATTGATAACCGCGATAACATTTTCAGGTATGTCTAAATATCTATTTTCAATGTCTGTTTCAGTTACCTGGTGTGCTAGATAGACTTTTTCTGTGCCATCATAGTGATAGTCATGGTAGACTTGAAGTGCATTTTCTACGCAGTCTTCAACTTGAAGATCATCAACATTGATCTCCAAAACAGGTTCACCTAGTTGGCGGAGGCAATAGTCCTTGAATTCTTCTCTGCTTGCTGGTTTGTGAATACTCATTTCTGCCCCTATAAGATTGTTTTCTACCATCTATTTATGCTTTTTTATATCCTGTGGCGGCCTATATAGAATATATGTAAAAAACAACAAGGAATAAACATGCAACTTGAAAATTATTATTGGTACTTTCAATCGGCAATTGATTCTGAAACATGTCAAAAAATTATTGACATGGGTGAAGCAAAACTGCAAGAAGCCAAATTGAGAGGAGAAAATACTGAAGCGTATACTTTCGGTGATAATCAAAAGGGCGCTATGGGTAGTGATGCGGAACCACAAAACGATCAGCCAATCATTAAAATTTCTAAAAATAAAAAAAAGACTTACATAAGAGATAGCAATGCTTCTTGGTTAAATGATCAATGGTTATATGATTTGTTTTATCCATATATTCATAAAGCAAATCAACAGTCAGGATGGAATTGGGAGTTTAGTGTATCGGAACCTTTTCAATTTACAAAATACGAAAAGGATCAATTTTATGGATGGCATTCCGATGGGCAATCAGATAAACCATATCGTAGATACATTCATGGAATCACACCAGAACCCCTAAGACCAAATGGTAACCTTCCAGCAAACTGGGTTCGTGATCCTAAGTTGGTTGGTAAAGTTAGAAAACTTAGTATGACTGTTAATTTGTGCCCAGACAATTCATATGAAGGCGGAGAATTAAAATTTGATTTTGGTGTTCATCGAAAAGAAGAAGATCGATTTCATTTATGTACTGAAATTCGCCCACAAGGATCGATCATTATTTTTCCATCGTTTTTATATCATTGCGTTGCACCCGTGACGAAAGGAACAAGATACTCTTTGGTGCTTTGGACATTGGGAGAAAAGTGGAAATGAATACAGAAATTTTTAAACAAACAAAAGAATATTTTGATACTCATGGATATGTTATCATCAAAGAGTTTTTAAAACCAGATGTGACTGCACTTGCATATGAGTATGCTAAGATGATTGTAAGAAGACAAGATGCTAAGTATTGGTTTGCTCAAAATTCTTATAATGATGTATGGGATGGTGGTTGGGGTGACGCACAGATACCAAATAGTTACTGGTGCTATTCTGATCCATTTATGGAATCAATTTTGAATTTATCTACCAATATGGTTTCAGCATACACAGGAAGAGATTTGTTTCCTACTTACAGTTATTGGAGGTTTTATCAAAAAGGCGATGAATTAAAACGCCATCGTGACAGAGAAAGTTGCGAGGTTTCTGCTACTGTTTGCCTAGGATATGATGTGTCTAATGTTGACGAAGAGAAGTATTCAGATTATAATTGGCCTATGTGGGTTGAAAGTAAAGCCGGTGGAGAATATCCTGGTGGTTTAAATCCAGGCGATATCATTCTATATAAAGGGTGTGAAATAGACCATTGGCGTGAGCCGTTCATTGGCATGAATCATGCTCAAGTTTTTTTGCATTACAATGATAAAAACGGTCCTTATAAAAATTTGTATGACAGCAGACCTTTTATGGGTGTGCCAAATCTTAATGTGTTCAAACAAGGAGATTAATCTATGGAATTAAATGGCGTAAAACAAACTTTTGATTATGGTAGTATTACTGACCAACATAAAGAAGCAGTAGAAGAAGTTGCAAATCTTGCAAGGCAGATGGGCAATCATACTTTTGCAGAATTCATCAATCACAAATTTAATGTTGTTGAACCAAAACGATTTAATGTTGATGATAGTGAATTTTATCGTCTATGTAAAGAGAATGGAATCAACATGTTTCTTCAAGGATATCATCAAGATGGTATTGGTCCAGATCAAATTGAATATCCAGTTGTTTCAATTACTGAAGATATTCGAACAATGGATGCTTTTGTCGCCAAAATCAAAGGCAAATAATTTATGATTAATGTTGGTGTGAGTAGGGGGCACAATGCTTCCGTTACATTATTGATTGATGGCGAGATAGTTTTTCACATTGAAAATGAAAGGCTCTCCAACATTAAGTATGACTGGTATCCTTTTCTTGCATTAGAAAAAATAAGAAACTATGTCGATCATGTAGACAATGTTTGTCTTGCTGGAGTTGGTAAACCCACTCCAGCAGATTGTTTTACTGACCTTGATCCTTACACCACATTTATTCGTGGGTTAAACAAATCTTTTTATTCACACGATATACAAGTTTTTAACTTTTGGCGTGAACATCACAAACTTCATGCCGCATGTGCTTTTTATAATTCTGGTTTTGATAAAGCAATCTGTATCATCAAAGATGGCATGGGTTCAGACTACGAAATTAACGATTCAAAATTTCTACCAGGCACATATGGTCGAGAGTGTGCATCAACATTTCTTGCTGAATATCCAAATGAATTCAAACTAATTGATAAGCATGTTGTAGTTCCATTTGAATGTGATACCGTAATCAATGACATTGTAAAAGTGTCTAATCATTCAAGTGAAGCACTAGCATTTCAAAAGACTTCTAAAGAATTTGGATTTCATGAATTGGATGCTGGCAAAGTTATGGGGCTATCATCATATGGCAAAGAACAATCACATCTTATATTTGATGGCGACTATGTAAGTCGAAATGTAATTAGTTTTGCAGGTGAAGATTTACGAAATGGATACTTAAATGTAGACATACCACATGACTTTCAAAAAGAAGCAGATTTTGCCTACTCTCTACAACAACAATCTCAAGCAAAAGTAAAAGAATACATTCTACGAATGATAGAAAAAACTGGATGTAAAAATGTGTGTTTGTCTGGAGGTTTCTTTTTGAATTGCGTAGCCAACTATGAATACCTTAGAGATTTGCCTAGTGATATAAAAATCTATGTTGAACCTATTTCTAGTGATGCTGGCACTTCAATTGGTGCGGCACAATATGTTTGGCATAGTGAAACTCAAGATAAAACTATTCGTAAGCAAAAATCTATCTATTATGGATTTGAATACAAATTAACTGCACAAGACATTTATTCTAAATTGCAGGAAGGCGAATCTATTCAAGAAGTAGAGCCGGCAGATGTTGCTAAGTTAATTGCTGATAGAAACATTGTTGCAATTTATCAAGGTAAATCTGAAGCAGGTCCAAGAGCATTAGGCAATCGAAGTATTCTTTATGATCCAAGAGATGAAAATGGTAAAGA